GTTGGGTAGAGTGCATCATGTAACCCAGTCGCGTATGCCGAGGCTCTGGGTCCCTTGAGGAATAAATAAGTATGCTCCACTGTGGCTAAGTCTCAGGACAAGGTGGGGGCTACACTAGTTACTAGTGGATTGGTTTTGTGGTAGATTAGAACCACCGCCCTTAGGTTGGGTACCCCCGCGAAAGCATCATGATCAGTACAACCAACCTAGCAAACCACCCGAGCGTCCTCAGCTACGAGTCTACCCAAACTCGTACGCTGTCAAAGCGAGATGTCTTTTTGAGGGCCGCACGTAATTGTGCGAGGGAGTTCTTCAAGTATTTCATGTGCCATCATGTAACCTTGGAAGAGACAGCAGTAGTCACCAGTAGTGTCCTGGCAATGGTCGAGTGCGACGTTGAGGACCTGGTGGACGAAATCAAGATCGTCAACGAACAGTTGGCACTACTCCGTGGGGAAGCTTCAACTTCCTTCGACGTTGAGCAAAGTGCACTGGAAGTGGCAATCACTCTCCGCGAGAGCATGGCAATGCTCAGCGAAGATCGCGATGTTGTGGTTGTGTTAGTACCGTTCGAATTAGTAGAACCGGAAATCATCGGCCATATGCGCGAAAACATGCAACAATCCCTCGAGCTAACAGCCCAATTGCGCTGGTTGGCCAATGCCGACAATCCGCGTGAGATGGAGGCAGCAGAGGAGATGTGTGCGGAGGTAGAGGCAACGTCAGAAGCACGGTTCATCCAGGAACATGGTGTGTCGTTCGCTGAGGTGGCTTTGATAGCAGGTGCGTATGCCCTTGCAGTTAATGACACCTACTATCGCGTGGTGGAGCCAGATGGTAGTACCACCATGGCTCGCCGCCCCACAGTTGTAGTGACACCCACCTATGGCAGGGTGGGTGCCCAGTTCGTTGTACCGGGGTGGTCCCTGGTGCAGCATGACGCCGCTGTAAAGCTGCGTACGGAGTTACTGATTCCGCGGAAGATTTTCCCGCGATTGGTCGCAGCGTGCACTTTGGATGCGCGCTCACGTTGGGGTCTTCGACCCGACACTCAAGCCAACCGTCTTATGGTCGGCGATCACATGCGCAAGCAGCTACGCGTTGGCGAATTGCGCAAAAGCACAGTGGATGCGAACGTTGCTCTTTCAGTCAACCTCTTCTTCATCCCACATGCGGGCGACTTATTGGCCCGCGCCCAAGCGATCCATTGGAGCGCCAGCCTTCGCTGGCGCGACTACGATCTCCTTGGGTCAACGTGGTGGCAGCGTGCACTCTACACGGGTACACGCGTGGCCACCCCGGTCGTTTGAGGGTGCCTAGTGCGCGTACGAGGAATGGATAGCCGGAGTGGGCTGTCATGTCCTAAACTAACCGTACGCCGCACTGGGTGCTTTGTGAAGCCAAGGAAATGGATCCAACTTTCTGGTCTCGGCCAGTGCCATTCTCTTGGTGTTCACAACCCAACGATCAATGTGTTAGAGCGAGCGTTGCTGGAGCGGGCGTTTATGTGTGAGGTAACCCCAGGCAATTTCGCGCCACCACTCGGTAGTACTCTGGAGGAGTGGGAGGAGATGGCGGATTTTGTCTCGAAAATTGACAAAAAGAACGGGCGCTATTGGATGCCGCAGACAGCGAGTGAAGTTGTTGCGTATTACAAGGGCCCGAAGCGAGAGCTGTACGAGAAAGCCAGAATTGATCTCGTGCGTGAACCAACCCTGCAAAAACGCGATAGCAGGAGTGTGGTGTTTGCCAAGTTTGAGAAGGCGAACTTAGGCAAGGCCCCGCGGTGCATTCAGCCCCGGGACCCAAGATATAACCTACTCGTTGGAAAGTACGTTAAACAAATAGAGCATCGCATATATCGGAGTATCGCAAAGGTCTTCAACGACGTCCACGAAGGAAGTGGACCAACCGTCATCAAGGGTTTTAATGCCATCCAGACGGCGTCGATCTTGCACAGCAAGTGGGAGCGTTTCGCGACGCCTGCCTGCGTTGGTCTAGATGCCAAGAAATTCGATATGCATGTCTCCGTCCCAGCACTACGGATGGAGCATGGAGTCTATTTGAGCATGTTTCGAAACGACCCGAAGCTGCGTACCTTGTTGGAGCGACAAATTGCCAACGAGGGAAGAGGGTACTGTGCCGATGGCGATCTCAAGTTTTCAATTGACGGGATCCGGTTCAGTGGCGACATGAATACGGCTTTGGGGAATTGCCTAATCATGTGTGCCTTGGTGTGGAC